TCGTCCCGTTCGACCCGCCAGCACCGGTGGCCTACGACAAGGACCTGCCCAAGGACGCGCCCGACCCGTACCCGTGCGCGTACACGCCCGAGGAGCTGCGGCCGGTGTGGCGGGCACGCGAGGGCGAGGTGCCAAGCAGCCGCTCGAGGACGTACTACACCGACGCCGTCGGCAAGATCATCAGCATCAAACTGCCGGACGGGCCCAAGAAGCCCACCCGCGTGCTGCTGTGGTCGACCACCAGCCAGGGCGGCGTCTACTTCTCGTCGTTCCGGTCGTGGACCCAGCCCGAGGGGGCAGGGGCCACCATCCGGCTGACCGGCGTGACGAGCACCGAGAAGGACGGCAAGCGCTACTGGAACTTCGAGCGTGCCGAGAGGGCCACGCCAATCGACCTGGGGGATCACCATGACCTTCCGTTCTGACGATGACACCCCGTCGTGGGGGGCCAACTGGCACTCCCTGCTCCGCGCCTTCCCGGCGCTCACGCGGGCGCCCGAGGCCCAGCAGCAGGGGTTCCACGAGCGCTTCGGCAAACTCGATCAGCGGCTGGTGGCGCTGGCCATCGAGCGGGCCCGCGAGTCCAAGACTGGCAACACCATCACGGTTGAGTACCTGCAGAAGGGCTACGCCAGGCTGGTGCCCCGGTACGACGCCGAGCAGCCGTCCATGGCGGCTCGGATCGTGTCCTACTGGTCGTTCCAGCCACGGGGCACGGGCAGGGCCGCTGGGCCCTTCCGGACGGCAAGGGAGGCCGAGAGGGCGGGCGGCCGCCCTAAGGCGCTGTGGGTCAAGCCCGGCGACGGGTCGTGGTTCGCTGACCTCGAGGACACCGAGCCGCTGCCCAGGGAGGACCAATGTGACGCCCTGTTACACGTCGAGGCCCTGCTGTCGACGCTGCCGCGCCATGATGACAAGGGCACGTGGCACCTGACCGAGCCCGGGCATTTCCAGCAGTTTGTCGATGGTGGGCGGGCGCTCCTGGCGGCCCCCCCTAGAACCCCCCCATTGGGAGTTGAAGCACCCGAGGAGCGTGCGAGCCCTAGCGAAGCATCGTCCCGCAGGGCGCTTCATACCTCCAGCACTGGGGGTTTGTCAACCCCCCCCAACGGAATTAGAGACGCAGGCGGACTGCGTCTACCGACGCACCGCCTGTCGGACGAGATGGTGGAACGATTCGAAGAAGCCATCGACCGGCGGGACGATGGACCGGCCTATGGGCCGGCCACGCCCGGCGGTCGAGGAGGAGAAGCATGAGGCACCTTCTATTCCAGGACATGCTGGCGGAACTACGCATCAAAGAGAAAGCACTGCATGACCTTAGGACAAAACTGCAGGAGGAACGCAAGCCTTGGAATAAGGAACTACAGGAGGAACTAAACCTGATTCACAATCTCCTGAAATTAGTTCAACAGCACAGCAAAATGCGCTCCCAACGTGACGACGCAGTCAAGGTTGCCGAGGAAGCCAATGCCGAACGACAACAATGGCGTGAACGTATCGGCCTACTCACCATGGAGTTGCGCGAACTGGCGCAGGAAGTCCGTTTCGCTGGCATTGCAAAGTCACTACCGAAGAAGGTGCAGCAAAATGAACACGGATGATGTCAAGTCCATCCTGAACTCCATCGACGCACTAGCCGACAGGGCCGTCGAGCTGCGCAAGGCCCACGACCGGCTGCTGGCCGAGGTGCGCATGCTCGAGGTCGAGAATGCCAGGCTGCGCGCCAGGCTGTCCCACTACGAAACGAACGAAATCGAGCGCCGACTGGCAGACGGGACTGGCTGATGGGACGCATGCAGCGAAACAAGGGAGCCAGGGGAGAACTCGAGGCAGCCGAGATGCTGCGCAAGCACCTGGGCATCGCAGCCGAGCGGGCTGCCCGCAACGGTGTCGACGGCGCCAGCGACCTCGATACCTCGATGACGTTCTGGAAGTGGGAGGTGAAGCGCTACGCCCGCCTGGGCGTCGAGTCGATCATGCAGCGGGCCGAACTCGACCAGGCGGCCAGCGCCAACCGGCTGGACCACACGGCGCTCCTCATGCGGGCCGATGACTGCGAGTGGCTGATCGTGCTGCGCCTGCACGACGTGCAGCAGTTCCTGCGAGACCTCGAGATCCAACGCCTGCGGGATCCCTGATGGGACTACCTCGCAAGTGGGATCCGATGCTGCCACCCAAGCCCGAGCCCAAGGGCAAGGGCAGGGGCAAGACGTACAACCAGTTCAAAGAGAAGCTGCGGAAGGCGCGTGGGATCTACGCGTGTGAGCAGTGCAGGGCCATCGTGGACTCGTTGGAGGGGCACCACATCGTCAGGGTGCATGACGATCCTGATCGTGAATACGACCCGACCAACATCCGTTTCCTATGCCCAGTGTGCCATAAGGCGCAACACACAATAGGTAGTGGTTGATATGTACCCCCCCCCATAGGTGGGGGTACCCCCCCATTTTTCCCCACCCGTCGTCGCCCGACAGCGTATCGCCGTATGCATTCAACCATCATTGAAACATCGACTGCATGGGCGTACGCAACGGCGGCTAGCGGCGGCGTGTCTGACGTAACCGCAGCGTCGCTCACGGCTTACGCTCGACGCGCCGAGGCAGGCGGCTACGACGGGGCGGTGGTGGACGCATTCGCTGCCACGCTGCCGGCCGACGTGGTGCTGTACCCGTACTGGGTTCCGGTGCTGGCCGACACCATCGCCCGGCGTGAGCGGTGCAGGGTGGTGTCGTTCTCGGTGCCGCGCAGCCACGGGAAGACGCTCCTAGCCGCCCTGCTGGCCGGGTGGGTCCTGAGAGACCCCGACGCCGACCGGCTCGTCGTGAGCGCCGCCACGGCCCTCTCGCAGGCCCGCCTGTCCATGGAGGCCCTAGCCAAGATCCACTGGCCTGCGGATGGCAAGACGACGCCCTGGGCGGCCCGCATGTCGAACAACCAGCCGATGCTGCGCCACGGCAAGGGGAAGATGCTGCCCATCGCACGGGACGCCAAGCGGGCCGACGGCGTGACGCCCGCCCTGGTGCTGGCCGACGAGGCGGCCCGCCTGCAGGGGGACTACCTGAGCCGGTTGATGACGGCGGCGACCAAGACCGCCGAGGGGCGGCTGCTGATGACGACGACCGCCGACGACGACCTGAGCCTGCCCTGGGCCGGCTGGCGGCAGGAGGCCGAGGCGCAGCTGCTGGCCGGCCGCCTGCGCGAGGACTGGGCGGTGCACCATTGGGCGTCCGATGCGGGCGCCGACATCCACGACCCGGTCCAGTGGCGCAAGGCGAACCCGCAGCTGTGGATCGATGGCGGGCACATCACCGAGGACACCATCCGGTCAGAACTGGCGTTCCTGGGCAGCCGGTCGGACGGCGTCGAGGAGTTCCGCACCCAGCGGCTGAACCTGCCCGGCGGCAGCCTGGCAAGCGTCGGCATCGACGCGGCCGTGCTCGAGCAGGCCCGATTCGACTGGCGCCTCGAGGACGTGCGCGGGCGCCGGGCCTGGGCGTTCATCGACTTCAGCCTGGGGAGCGTCGTGGGGGCGCGGGCCGACCTGACGAGCGTGGGGGTGGTGGTCGACGGCGGGGAGTTTGGGCTGCTCCGCACCTGGTCGTTCACCTGCGGGGAACTCGGGCACATGAAGCAGCAGCGGCCCTGGCTGCACGAATTGGTCCAGCAGGGGCACGTCCACCACAACGACGGGCAACTCATCGACTTTGACGCCGTCGAGGGCCTGCTGGGACAACTTGGTAGCACCCTCCAACTCGAGGCCGTCGGCGTCGACGAGGTCGGTTGGACGCAGAATTGGGTACGGCAGGTCATGGTCGACAAACTGAACCTGCCGGTGGAGGCTCGGTCCCAGTCCATCCGCGAGCAAGCGCCCGCCTGGTCGACATTCGTGGCGCTCATCCGGATGAAGGCCCTGCGATACCACGACGACCCGGTGCTGCTGCACCAACTGCGGCATGCGACCACCAAGACCTACGACGGGGGGCTGGTCAAACTGCAGAAGCGGGACGGGCAGAACATCGACGCCCTGGTGGCGGCCTGCAACGCGGCCCGCTTGTTCGAGCTGCGCGGGCGCTCCCAGCAGTGGATGCCGCCGTCCGGCGTGATGACCATCTGACGCCACCTAGCGGACAGTTCGACAATTTGCGGAATGTGACAGAAAATGTCACACCCGCCTATTGACAGAAAAAGCGCGTACTCAAACTGGGGGA